TAAAACATTTACCTTGGGATCTATACCTATGTTTAAATTATCTATTCTTTGCTGGTCGTTCCACGCTGCAGTATTGGTCTTTCCAAAATAGTCAGCTTCTCCTGTTATATCAATAATTCTAGAACTTGAAGGAAGGAATCTTTTTCTTAATACTTCTTTAAGTCCGTATAGTTTTATTAAAGCTTCTTCCAGCGTAAAATCACTGGACTCTGTTACGATCGGTAAATCGAATTGGTCTAATTGATTTGACACTTCATTTATTCTATAGACAAGAGAAAACAGAGCAGTCTTTTTATAAATCTTATTAGGCACAGAAGTGCTCTCATCGTTTAGATTAACAGTTCTGTCAAATATATCAATGACAGTAGTAGTTTTATACTTTCCATAATTAGCACTGGTGCTATCTATGTTCATCCAATATTCTCTCAGTTTAACATTATTATAACCAAAGAATTTTATAGCATTGATTACTCCTTTATATGAACCAACAAACGGCTGAATATTCTTACCTTCCAGTAACATCTCCTTTCTCTTTTGATTAAGTAAGATATAATCTGGTAAAGCTTCTTCTATGTCAGATGTTCTAAATACAGGCGAGTCTTCTTCAAACATACTATATCCTAGATTCTGGATAAGTACAGTTAATCTTTCGTCTTCACCAATAACTTCACCATAGAATTTTATTCTGGCTATTATTTTATTAGTAACATTTTCCTGGATTATTAAATATCTTTCATAGATACCTTCAGTCTCTGACATTAATGCAACGTCAAATTGTATACTTTCGCTTTTTATATTATTAGTTACCTGACCGACTTGAGTATGGTCTATATCAACATCAACAATGGCTTCTGTTGTTATATTTAGTTTAGGTTGAATTGCTTGAAGATCAAATGTAAAAAGTATAAATTTATCATTCTGATCAGTTTCATCTTCCCAATATGCAGACCAGGTTGCATCACCTGTAAACACTGCACTGGCATTAGCTTCAGAAAAATGAGGTCTACCCCATTTTGTATTTCCTGAAGTTGTTGTAAATTCTTCTACTATAATTAATGATGATGACTCATATAAGCCCACAGAAATTTCAGGTAAGTTAACCTCGCCGGTCCACATACCTAAAAGCTCGTCAAATTCAAAATTAAGATCTGTGCCGCTTTTATTAAAAAAACCTAAAAATTTAAAATCATGATATACAATTGGCATTAGTTAATATATTGATAGTTTTTATCTACACTAAAAACTCTAAATATTCGAATCTGCTTTGTCGTATCAACAAGATTAACAAAGTAGTCATTTAGATAAATCATGTAATAATAAATAATAGGTACACGCAAAAGGTGTTTTGATATATTCCTAGTTATTATTTCTTTTCTATAATCAAATGCTATATTAATTCTATCTTCGCCTGCAGTTCTTGCCAGGTTATATAAACTAGGTTTCTTATAGCCAAATCTACCATCAATTGCTGTGTCGTTCCATGCCATAGTTAACCGTTCTTAATATTTTGTTTAGCTGCATCCATTTTACCAATATTAATTGTATTAGATATTGTACCATTAAAATAAATACCTACTGAAGATGATTTACCTTCAACTGGTGTTTCTTCATAGTATACACCATCTCTGTCAGACCATCCGCCTCTTATTATAGCAAGATCTGTTCTGCCTATGGTGATATCACCAAATTCGTCTAGTCCAATATTAGGATCTTCTCCTGCTGCAACTGGTATTTTAGTTTCAATTAATTCTTTGTTAAAGAAAATGTATCTCTTTTTATTACCTTCGCCGTCTTGTAAAAAAGGCGTGGTCGGTGAAACTTTATATGTCTTCTTTATATAGTAACCATTCTTTATTGCAGTTTCATTTTCTTCAGATACAAAAAATATACTAACTGAATCAACTCCAGCTATGGCTTCAACTATTGCAATCAAATCACTTTTAGGAGTTTTATCTTTTCTTTTTATATTTAAGAAGTAGTTATTAAATTTAGATAGTATTTCATTTCTAATGATACTGGTATTATAACCTTCAACGGTTCTTAATACAACATTTATTGCATAGTTTTTTATAGTAGGATCTACAAATTGTAATTCAGTACTGGTCATCTGCCTGCCGCTTTCATTTATAGATGCAACAATCATTTTCTTCTCATCTGAAGTCAACATAAATTCACTTGGATCTAATGTAAAATAGCTACTGTCTGTAGTTATTTTTCTTTTTACATCAGGTATTAAATATAGGTAAATTATATTATCATCATCTAGATAATCATCATCAGTTTCGTTAAAAGCATCTATATAAGAGAAATAATTAAAACGTGAAAGATAATATTCAAAATTAGAAGGATTTGCTAGCACAAATGATTTACTGGCAAGAGGTGCTATAAGTTTAGTAAAACTGGGATCTTCTTCATCTGAACCCAGTGTAGGTGCCTTTGAAGTTTCAACAAGTAAATATTTATTCAAATCAACCTCTTCTCCGTTTACGTCTTTACCAGTATCTTCAAATTGAAATACTATAGGTTCTGCAGATGCTGCAACGTTACCAGAGCTTCCTGCTGTAACAAGATATTCAATATCTATAAAAGCACCAAGTACAGGAGCCATTCCAAAATAGCCATTGCCGAAAAATAAATCTATACCTCCTGCAAGACCTGTTCTGACTAAAACACCTTTTGTTCCAAGTGCCATATCATATAATGAATCATACTGTTGCCAGAGTTCACTGTTAACATATACTTTAACATGGTCGTTGTCTACTAAACCTGGTGTATTAATATTAAATGACTGTAATGAATTACCAGTTCCTATTACACGTTGTGATTCATATACACCTTGTGTTAATGCACAATACGAAAAACTAGGATTATTCTTTTCTACTCTTAAGAAATCTCCACTAAAACTCATTGTATATTTTATACCATTGCTTTTGCATTTTAATATACTTCTATTAGCTATAAGGATATACGGTCCAATAAATTCAGATTGCTTGCCAGGTGCAAATTTAAAACGTACTTCACCTATTGCACTCATTGGTCTTGTTGGATTGTGACCAGTCAATGCAGCCAGCCCATATATTGACTCCAGGTTATTAGCGGTGATGATATTGTTCTCTGTGGCGGAGTCCGTAATATAATACATGATTAACTCGCCTATATTAGTCATGACTTTAAGTAACTGCCCAAACGGTGATGCAGTTGTAAAGACTTTTTTAGAATTTTGATATGCAGTAGAAAGAAAGACTATACTGTCATCATAGATCTGCTCACCGAGAACTCTCGCTTTACTTAAAAATTTAAAATTATTTTTTATACTTGCCATTTATTAATTCTTTATTTACGCGAATAATAATCCCATTACCGTTGCACCATCTACAATAATATCAAGTACAGCAGTGTCTCTATCTACGCCTTTATAAAATTCGCATGAAACGTCTACAGTATATGTATTCGCGAGAGGAATGTACTCCATTATCTGAGTATTTATTATATTTTCTATTGAACTACCAGAAATGTTTGTACTAAATACAAGATCTTCTAGATCACCTCCAAACCCCAGATCACCTAGAACGTCGTGTTGCCTTGTAAATAAAATCATTTCTATTTGCATCAACAGTAATTCTAAGTCTTCTGTTATTTCAATCTTATTTGGTGCGAAGTTTGGATCACCCTGGATCCTGGTATAAATATCAGCCATTTTTAATTTAACTTGTCATGAAATAATCTACGCCTTCGTCTCCTTTTATCTCCTCTTTAATACCATCTAGTTCTTCCTGACCAGCATCTCTGATCATATCGGCATTGAGGGAAACGTTACCCGGCATCTGATAACTAAAAGTCATCAACATTGTGCCCAGTTGAATTTTACACTTAGACACTATGTATCTGTGGAAAATTTCATCTGTATATAAAGCACAGTCTGCTATAGTTTGATAGACACTTAATATACAATTATGCTTGGGTGTTTTACCCTGTATTTTAAGTGTTCTATTTAATCTATTATAAGCATAAGATATTTTAGGTGTAAGAACCTGTCTGGCCATGTCGAACAGGTTTTCATTAGCAACATAATACATTAAGTTTTCACCGAGTACGGTCGTACCTCCACCTAATGCATAAGCATTTGCAAATATAAATTTGTCTAATGTAAAATCGGCATCCATACTGAATCCATTGTTACCTGCGCCGATCATCATCTCGCCTGCTTGTACTAAATCATTAACAGAGATGACAGTACCTGATCCATCAGGTCTTGGTCCAGGCAAAGGTATTTCACGTGAAGCTTTAAACAGATCCGTATTAAATGCACTTGTAGGTACAACATAATAACCTTCCATTACTGAATCTTCATAGTTTTTATAGAACCATTTCTTGGCTTCAGTAATTATACGAACCATTTCTTTTTTAGGAATAGTGATTGGAACCATACACGCACTTGTAAGCTCACTGTTAACGTTCGCTACAAGCTGGTCCATGCATCTACTTGCATCTGCTGTGTCTTGATTACTAATACTTGGCATTTATACCTGGAATTATTTTTTCATACTTCACAACTTCTGTATCTTCAAATTTAGCCATATCTGTTATCTTACCTTCTCTAAATATTCCGCCTTTCATGCTACCGTTCATTACTCCATTATTACCACAAACATAAGAATCTACTATTTCAGATGTTCTGTTTACATAACAATCTTTAAGCTTGCTATTCATTACAGTACATCTATCAAATAGATTACATTCATATATTTCAGTTCCTTCTAGATTTGAATTGAATACGTCACATTTATTTAAGATACCTCTAACGTTTTTACAATCAACTATATCGATATTTTCTAATTTGAATGATCCGCTAAGATCAGCACCTTTCAATTGCATCTTACCTGTATCTGAATTATAATTAATAACACCGGATGCCAAAGAGCCTTCAGTTATTATATCAAACAACCTGTCTCTTATTTTAGACCAGAATGTATTGATATTTCTATCGTCTGTATCTAAATTAATAAGCAGTCCAATGTCTGGGAAGTTTTTCTTAAACTTGTCAAATGATATGTATGCTTCTAATACGTTTTTATGCTTCTTAAGTATTTTATTAAGCTTGATCTTATCTTCACTTGTAAAAGCTGGAGATACTGCAGCGCTATATAAAGATTCTATAAACATGTCTTGTGTTGCAAGAAGCTTATCAGTCTTATTTTCATATCCATCGCCACCAAGATATCTAAATTCAAGATAGTTCTTTTCTAGTTTTAAGAAATTTACTCCATAATACTTTTCAGTTGGAAATATAAAATCTGTAGCGTTTACATTCTTAGCAGTATCGAAGCTTAGCTTATCTACAGGTATAACAAATTTAATAGATTTAGCATATACTGAATTTTTACGATCAGGATAATCTTTAAAAATTTTATCCTCATCGAATTGTAATATAAACTTGAGTATATTCAGCCTTGTTAAAAAGCTGGTACCCATCTTTTCGTCGTTAAATGAAATATTAAAGTGTATACCACATCTGTCATTAGTATGACCGTTCTCTTTAATCCATTTGAGAATTTTGATTAAAGATATTCTTGCTTCCTGATATGGAATAGAAGCTGTGACTAATTCAATTAGCTTTTTACCTCCTGAATAATCTTTTTCTAATTTATAATGATCTGGTGTAACCTTGAAATCGCTATGCGACTCATCGAATACAGATATCTTTTTGTTAAGATATCTGGCTAATTTCTCCGCAGTCTCTTCAGTAGAATAATTACTATAAAATTCATACTCCATTCCGATCTTGGAGTTCATTAACACATTAACAGTCTGTTCATTTAGTAACATAATTAACCCAGTATTTTTGGTATATATTTAAAAAAAAAGAAAGGGGCATGCAAGCCCCTTAATTATTCTTTGTTTATTTTATACCATTCAGATAAACTTTCTTGTTAACTTTGTCTATTCTGTTAATACGGACATTGATAGAATCTCCTTCTTTTACTGAAGACTTGTCTAATTCACTTATATGCAGAAGACCTGATATGCCTTGTTCTAATTCAGCGAAAGCGCCATATTCTTTTAAGCTTGTAACCTTTCCAGTTACTACAGAAGATGGTTTATATTTCTCTTCAGCATTATCCCAGGGGCTTTCTTTATAGAACTGCGTTAAAATTATTTTGAAATTAGTAATAATTTCTTTTATGTAGAACTCTAATTTATCTCCAGCTTTAATGTCACCATTCTTATGTCTCTCTTTTAATTCTTCAGTAAGATCAGTTGCGTGAATCATGCCAGTTAAGCATTGATTAAATTCACAGAATACGCCGTATGCTGTAGTACCTGTAACAAAGCCACTCTGTAATTTAGAAGGATTGTTTTTGATATCCTGTATAGCGGATGGCATCAGTGAATGTAAATATTGTCTATGTGATACAACGATCGTATTCTTTTCTTTAGAATAGTTAACAGCCATTACTGGAATTTCTTTGCCGAGCAATACCGAGAAGTCATGTAATTTATTAAGACCTGCTAGAGAACCTGGCATAAATACAGAAATACCATCTATGTCTAACATGTAACCTGCAGATACCAAGTCATTAACTTTAGCCATATACGCAACAGGAGTATTAATAGACTCTATGAGTTCTCTTGTTTTTATTTCTAAAACACTATCAGTAAATGAAACAGGTATAAATCCGCCTTGCGCTTTATCTCCTATTTTAATTGAAAGTTTAGTTCCAGGTGTAAACAGCTCACTGTATTGTGAAGATTCTTTCTTAAGATCCATATAGGCATATTCTCTATATCCTATATCGAACAAAGCATTACCGCCGCTGATACTTATTAATTCAGCTTCTACTAATTCACCATATACTGGTTCTTTGTAATTTGATTTGCCGTGGTACAGATCGTACACTTGTTGAGCATCTTGTCCATAATAAAAAACTCGATCTCCTTTATAGGTTTTGATATCCGAGTTATGGACTCTTTTTAGTTTTTTCTGTTCTGATTCTACAGTTTCCCAGAAAACTTTTTCATCTAACATATTAAATGTTTTTAAAGGTTTAAAAATATACTATTATACTATGATAGTATATATTGTCAGCTTATTAAGAAATTGTAGCCGGCACTGTTATTTCTATAGTAGCACCTTTATATGTTGTAGATTTTATTAGATTTGTAACATCTGTAGTGGTAATACCTGTCGTTGTACTAGCAGCGGCCGTTCCAGTTGCTGCTGTGCCTGTTGCGGTATTTGCTGCAGCAGCAGTTGTAAAAGGATCAACTGCAACTTTAGTGCCTGCGGGTATTGTTATGATAGCAGATTTAATATATGCATCTATTGAATCAGAAGTTGTTGTAGAAAAAATATCTGCGGCTGCGGCTATTGCCACGGGTAGCTGATCAGGATTTCCTGAAGACTGTTTCATTATTTCTATAAATCTGTACAGAGCATCCGAGTATGCTTTCTTTAACTCGTCCTTTATTTTACTTTTAACCAGTGCCATATTACATTGTTTTTACGTTTTTCTTACTTAAATGTGCTGCGCCCATAGGAGTAGTCGGCGGAGATGTTGGATATCCTAAATTACCTGTATGTGTGTGTGCATTAAATAAAGCCATAAATGAATTTCCTAATACTAGTTTTTCTGAAGCACCTGCACCGAGTTCTATACTGCTTGCATGATTAACTATTAGATTAGAACATTTAATAGTAGTTTTAGCCGCTGATGTCATATTTATTGCAGCATCAGACTTTACATTTATATTACCAGTTACTGTTAAATTAGT